CCTTCTCGCGCAATCTTCATCTGAGTCCCGCGTGCGAGCTTCCACACGTCCGGGGAGAAGTTTGGAGGCTGGCCTGGATCTTTGAGCTTCCGCTTCGCCCAGCGAAGGAGCGGGCCGATCGGGGGCGTGAATGGACGTGCTCCGTCTTCGATGATGACTGAATGGGGAGCGAAGTTTCCGATTCGGACGTACTCGGTCGTCGCTTCGGTGGCCCAGCTCTGGGCATAGAGGCCGGTATCGACTGGGGACATTTCCACGAGGTTTCGGACTGATCGCAAGACTCCGCTGGCCACAGCATCCTTGTTTGCTAGGATGTGCTCCTTCGAGAACTCACCGAGTTCCCGGCTGAAGTCTTCTAGGAATACGCGCTTAACGGCCAATTATTTCCCCTTTTATTTTTTTCTCTTACCCGAAAGAGCCAGATAGCCGACAGACCCTAAAGCGAGACCAGCAAGGCCCAATAGGCCTAGTTTTGATGCTGATTTTCCGAGTCCTCTTGCTGCCTTTCCGTATGCGGAGGCATTCTGTCTATAATTCTGCCTGAATAGGGAATAGCCACCACTGCTCTTTGCCATGCTCATTGCCTGGCTAAATTTGTTTGCAGCCTTTTTGGCTTCATAGCCTCTTTTCGCGGACCCGCCAATCCCAAGAGCGCCAGCCGCTAACGCGGGAGACGCTGCTGCTGCTGCAACGGCTTTCCTCTTTTGATCTCCAGAAGAAGAGCCTTTTGATCGGATAGGAACAATTCTACCGCGTACCCGAATGAATTTCACATCTCCCATGGGCTACCTCGTTTGATCCGTGAGCTTCCTAAGCCGCACGTTCCAGTAAACGTAATTTTCGACCACTTGAATGACTTGGTAGAGGTCGGTTCCTACCCTGTACAGCTTCTCAATCTTACGATTCGGAGACGTGCTGTCGAGCTTCGCCTTGTCCGGGTACTTGTTCTTGGAAAGATGCCTGACTTCGATGTCGCCTAGGTGGGCAACCCCTGCCTCGAGAAGCCGCACGTTCTTGTCTAGGCTCACGACGTGAGGAGAAGGCAAAACCCGCTCTTCCGTGTCCGTGAACTTGCCATCTCCAGGAGCAGCGCCCGACCACTTCCGGGTAACGAGATAGACCTCTGCCTTGACTGCTCCGATTGAATCCCGAACACCCAGAACCGAGTCCACGCAGCCTTTGAGTGAGTCGATCAGCGTGTTGCTCATACGCAGACGTTCACCATTCCTCGATTCGCCTGGCTAGATCCTGGGAAGATCATCAGCTCGAGCAAATCGGAAATCTCACCGAGGAGGCGTCTCCGCTCCGTAGTGAGAATGGTCAGCTCATTTTCGTTGAGAACAATGTCCCCCACCTCTTTGGTGGAGGCCCGGCACAAAGCGGCTTCCCGCTTGGCGTCCAGGCCCTCAACCGTCTCCAGGAGGAGGCGCAGGGCTTCCTCCATTGGCGTGCTGAGCGCTTCGAGCTTCTTCACGACCGTATTGTTGTACGACATGGAGCCCACGGTCAGGACGTGACCAGGCCACCCAAGTAATCGGACGACTTTGAGCTTTTCAGTGTCAGTGAGAGCCATTTAGTAGCCCTTCTTTGCCGCACCCTTTTTAGGAGCAGAAGCCTTTGCGGGCTGAGCTGCTGGCTTTGCTGCTGCTTTCTTCTTCTTATCGGCGATTCGTCGCCTTGCCATAATACTCATCTGAAAACCTCCATTAAACGCAGCGAGGAGAATGGAGGATCTCCCCGCTGCGCCTGAAAGGAGAACCATACCGCGAGGCACGGCTCCCGGCTGATTATTAGTCAGCCGATCCTTTTTGATCCAATTGCAGAACCAGTTTCGCGTTCGTGAGCGTCACAGTGCCATTGCAGTCGATGACCAGCTTCAGATCGGACAGCTTGAGCTGTTCTTCCTGGCCGGAAACGATGACCATGGACTTCGCCACGTTTGCGGAAATTGCCCCTTGGCCAGCAGCGCGGGTATCGAGCGTCGCAATGACAGTAGCACCCTTCTGGAGGCTGATGAGCAGGTAGTTCGTGTTGTCGGCAGCCACACCCACGCCATCCAGGAGCTTGACGCTCTTGAGGATGCTCTTTCGAGGAAGGTGAACGACCGGAATGGTCACGTCAGCCGCTTGAGTGCCCACATGGGCAACCACGAGCTGCGTATTTCTGTCTGAGGATTGAGCGGACATGTTTGAATCTCCTTTTTTGGATTAGGCCGACCTGACATTTCTGTCAGGCCAGCCAGATCCGATTAGCTTAGAGGGCCAACTGGGTAACGACGGACATACGCGCGATGCGCAGATCATCAGCCGAAACCTTCGCATGGAAGGCTTTGACTGCGTACCATTGATTGCCAGCGAACACCCATTCCCGGTGCAGCATGTCGTAGTCCATTTCGACTTCGGCATCCTGCTTCACCAAGATCCCGTAGGGGTTCATCTTGTAGATGAACGCCTCGTGAACGCGCTTGGAAGCGGCCAGAGAGGTCTCCAAGGCGCTGTTGCGTGGCAACTGATCCAAGAGGAACAGAGCCATACCCAAGAGGCGTCCTTGGAAGCCGGGCATTCCCCAGAAAGGATCGTTGGCGTCGGCTTTGAGGAAGCCAGCGGTCGAATCCGTCATGAGGTTGAGGAAATGCTGGGAGTGCATGTGGATGGCAATTGCCTCGTCCTGTTGGTCACCGAAAGCGGTCACCTTGGCTTGGAGGATCTTAGCGATCGACATGTAGTCGGTGCCCGAGCTGGAAGTGTACCCTTGGGCATAATTGCCCGAGCTATTCACTTCCACCAAAAGATCGGCGTCGATCTTCTCGGCGTGGACGCGACCGATCTGGCGCTGAATTTCCGCCATGATCTTTTCGCGGGAAGCCGCGCTCTTGTAGAGAGCAGCCTTGCGGACACCAACGCCCTTGCCGATTTCCTTGACGGTTGCCGAGAAGGCATCGTCCTGGAGCTTATCGACGGAGAGCGCGTCTTCGGGAGCCAGCTCTTCAGCAGCTCCAACAGACTTGAAGTAGGGGAAGTTCACGGTCATTCCCGGCTCGGAAGTGAGCGTGTTGTCGATGACGGCGAGCTGGCCCATCAACAACTTCTTGCGGAAATAAGCGTCGATGTGGTCAGCCCACACCTTGGGTTCAAATGCGAAATCTGCGGGTAATGAAGCAGGCATGGTTTAGACCTCCTGGTTGTTCAACCAGGAGGCCAAAACCGCCTGGTTAAATGAGCTTTTTTTCTTTCGCGGCAGTCATCAATTGCGTGTACTGAGCTGGATCTTTGGAATAGAGCGCCGATTTCTCGGTGATGCTCATTTTCGCAAAGTTCTCTACGGTTACCGCTTGATTGGAGGAATCCGATGGAGCTGGCTTCTTACCGCCTACGCTGGTCGTCGAGGTTCCTTGGGGCTTACTGAAGGCCTTCACTTTCGTGATGATCTCAGTCATAGCCTCGTCAGAGATTTCCTCTTCATCTTGAAGCTCGGTAGCCTTCTTCTGGACCAGGAACTCGTAGTATTCGAGTTGATCCTTGGAAGAGATTCCATGCTCAAGAGCCGATTCAATCACTGCCAAGCGGAAAGCCATCTGCTCGTTTTGGGAGGTGAGTTGACCAACCTGCTCCTCCGGGGAGCTGGTATCGTCTTCTTTGCCACCCAACGCTTTGCGTAGGCCGCCCTTCAGCGCATCCACTTCACCCGTGAGCTTGGCAAATTGCGTCTGCAATTCTTTGCTCTTGGTTCTGTGTTTCGCGCTCTCGTCCCGTAACGACTTGATGTAGTTCCGGGTCGATTCGTCCCACTTTGACTCGTCTACCGCCGGGGTAGAGGGTGTTTCAGTGGTCCCCGACGCTTGCCCTCCAGGGGCAGCGCCTTGGCCTGCTGCGGGTTTCTCCACAGTTTGGCCGGTGCCTTCAGCTCCAGGCTGTATATCTGGCATTTATGATTCTCCTTCTAGTTTCGCTCCCCGTCAAGGGGGCTATGTTTCACTCACCCATGTCCATCCCAGAGTCGCCCCGTGGCGATCCCCAGGCAGGCCGATACGGGACGAGGATGCCTCGATCGTTTGGCCGGTCTGGGGGCGTCATGAAGCTTCTGAGCTTGCGGCCCCAACGGTACTCGAAGGGTTCATCCAAAGGAAGAACCGGGTTGAGATTGGCCAGGTACACCGAGTCCAAGCCCGTCCGAGCATCCATTGGATGCACCAAGGCTTTCATAAGATCAGGAAGAAGGGAGTCTTTCGTGGTCTGCATCCCCTTCATCTTCCCGAGCCCGTAAATGTTGTGGAGTTCGGTACGCGCCAGGCGCAGCACCTTCCATTCCTCACCGATCTGGTACTGGGCCAGGCCGGTCACGACTTCGCCCAGGCCCTTCTGCTCGATCAGGGCATTGGTAAGGTAGCTGGAGATGCGAGCCTTCTGGTCAGCGGCGTATGCGTCCACTGAGGTCTCGTAGCGACTGGCTACCAAGTTCCTGACATCTGTTGCCACAGCCAGAGCATTGACGTTCAATGGAATCAGGGGAGTGTCGAATTCCTCAGAGAAGGTTTCAACCTCACGGATGAGGTCTTCAATGCCACGGACGGCAACCTTCTCAACTGAGTCCGTGATTCCGTCTCGCAGGATGCGGGACTGTTGGTTGATGGCCGATTCCACCTGGATCAGGATGCCCCTGAGCTGCTGAGCGCCGTAAGAGTCTGATCGGAGGGTGTCCAGCCGGTCCCGCAGGTCTCTTCTGATCTCGGAATACCGCTTCAGGACTGCCTTGGCTTCCTTCTCCTCGAGGCTCTGAAGTCGCTGGATGTGATCCTCAGCGATTCCTAGCTTGTCCACCTTGTCGAAGAAGGCCATCAGATCCCCTTGAACGCATACTGGAGAGTCTTCCGGTTCTTCGCAAGATGGATGATGTGCTTGATCGCATTGACCGAATTGGGCCGAATGAGTCTAGCGTAATAAGAAGCTCCCGCCAGGGTCGCTGCGAGGCTAAATCCAGCAGATCCGCCTATTGCCTTCTCCGTCTTCTTGTCACCGATGAGCGCCGCACCACCAGCCGCCAAAGCCCCACCGATCAGGCCACCAGCGAGCAAAGCGATGTTCCTAGACTTGTGAAGGCGTGCCGATTTGAGCAGGAAACGCTTGGCCGATGCTGTTCTGAACAGATTGAGCTGGCCACCTTGCCTATGAGAAGAGAGCTTTCTGGCCACGTTTTCAGCTCGAGCTGCGGAAATCTGGAAATGAAAGGCTTTCGCGCCAGCTCGCTCGGCAACTACCGCACCAGCAGCAATAGCCGTTGCTCCAGCGGTCTTCTTTGCCACCTGGGACTGATCGCGATTCACGCGGATCGGGATGACTCGGCCACCGATTCGCCGGAAAACCACGTCGCCCTTTTTCTTAGCTGGGAGTGCCATTTAGAACGCTCCGAAGGGGTTGATGACAGGCTGCGCCGCAATCTTCTGGACCTCTTCCTCGACGCTCTCGATACCGAAGTCTTCAGCAAGCCAGCCAGTGATCGTTTCGCGTGAAATGATATTGCCAGCAGCAGCCGCAGATCCCACGGAAACCTTCTTCTGGAGGTCTTCCATGGTCATCGGGAAGATGGGAGGCCACTTCTCTTCGATGTTGAGGCTCTTCGGCTGGTAACCAGGAGGCAACGAGACCGGCGCAGGCTCACCACGGGAGGTCAGGATCAGATTGGCCACGGCCATCTTCAAGGTCAGGTTCTTGATGCCCTTGCCGACTGGTGGGCGAAGCTCCTGGACGAGTTCGACCATCGGCCCATGCATGACTTCCATGGCCTTGCCGCTTTGAGCAGTGGCCAGGGCCTTCTCAGGGTCGAGCAGGACCACTCGAGAGATGTCCATGAGGCCCACGCGCATCTTATCGCGCAGCTCGATGGCTACCTGAACGCCGGTTAGGCCGCTCTCAAGGAAGGAGGCTTCCCCTTCCTTGCCCAGGGTCCAGGCCTTTTGAGAAGACCGAATCAGCCCCCCCAGCTCATCCTCGGTCATGCCCTTGATGGTGAGTTGAGGATCTTGGTTGTAGGAGACTGCCTGGCTACTCTGGGAAAGCGAGTAGTTCAGCTCGTCCATGAAATCGAGGATGTCGCAGGTGAGGGAGTACCCGTCTACGGAGTCGCGGATCTCGGCGGTTCTGAACCACTCGGCTTGAACAAAGCCCATCTGGTGATCCGCAACGCTCTCGACTACCCATTCGGGCTCTCTGGGTTCTGAGTTGTGCGGATCGAACTCGGCTGGCTCGTATTGCACGTCTTGGAACTCGCCCAAGTCCATCCGAAACCAGAACCACTTTGGGTTGCCGCGTGCGTCCTTTTGCTGCTCATCGCAGTAGGCGTATTTGATCATGCACGAGGACATTTCCCCGTTGGCTTTGAGCACTGGGTAGCAATACTTCGAGAGGAAGTGCTCCATGACGAAAGCGCCATCTTCAACGTAGAAGCGCACGAGAACGGAGCCCGAAATGAGTGCCCTGCGGATCGGCTCCAGGATGCGAAACTTCAGCTCAGAGGCTTTGATGATGAAACGCAGGTACTCCTGAGTGTCAGGGTCTTCCTCTACTCTGAGCGCGGGAAAGGTATTGCTGCCCACGAGCTTCGAGGTGATCCGCTGAGCGAGCACCTTCGAGAAAGCGTAGTTGATAAGGGGCCTGCGCTTCCGAATGGGTACATATTCCCCATCGCAGCTCTTGGACTCGCTCCAATTGACCAAGTGATTGTACTGACGCCCCTCGTAATAGGCATCGTAAAGCTCCAGGTGATGGTTACGGTAGAGAGGGGTCTTGGTGGTGTTCGTGGGCATGCGAATGATGCCCAGATTGTTCTCAGCACGCTTCTGAGTGCGTGACTTGCTGAAGAACCATGTCCGCTTACCCTCATCTGCCCCGCCAAATAGGTTGTCGGCCATGTACTATTTTCCTCTGGTAATCAATTTTCTGCCAAGCGTTGCAAGCTTAGACCTGATTTTGGGATCAGCCAAGAGACTCCCCCCGAATGCAGCCCAACCAATTCCAGCGCCAATAGTCTGATACTGAGCGAACTTCTTCAGCTTCTCTGCCTTATTTTTTGAACTCTCATGCGCAGCCTTGGCAAAAAGGCTTGTGCCGATGAGATCGAAGGCCACTGACGCCGGAAGCCCTATTGCAGCACCTTTTAGGCTCCTAGCGAAGCTTGAAACGAGCCCGGATGCTACCTGAGAGCCCACTCCTAACCCAAAGAGTGCAGCAGGAGAAATCTTCGACTTCCTACGGCTGGCTTCGAGCTTAGACCTGGCAGGAGCCAGGCCCACGTACACAGCTCCTACGGTAGCAGAAGCCGCGCCAGTACCCACGGCGGAAACGAATGGAACGACTCGACCGCCGATGCGTCTGAAGCGAACTTTCCCATCGGGACTCATTACTTCACCTTTATCCGAATAATACGGCCTCGAACCCTTCTAAAAATCCACCTACCTATTGATTTTCCGATCGGGCCACCTGTAGAAGCAGCCAATGCCCCGGCGACTGCGCCTATACGCGCCCCAGATTTACCGGAATCATCTTTGTGGCCAAGCTCTCCACCAGCCACACCAACGACCCCCCCGGAAAAGCCGCCAATAGCGGCACCCGCTGATGCATATTTCAAAGCCTTTGAATGTTTTTTTAAGGCCTTTAACGCTTTTATCACCGCACTAGGCATTTTTACCCCCTGGAAGACTATGGACTCGAATCGGAATAATCCGAACACGACCATGGATACGAACACGTCTGAATATGAAATTACCGGCAGGCTTCCCGGTCTTGGTGCTCACATTGGCTGAGGAAACGACCGTCGCTCTGGCAAAGGCCCTGGTCCTAGCAAATGCCATGCTCCCGGACCTGAGCTTCTGAGCTGCGGCTACTGCGCCACGACCGGCCAATGCCCCTCCAATTGCTCCCGCAGTAGAAGCGAAACTTCCAACTATCCCCACCTTCAAAAAGGTTCCAATCGGCGTATCGCTAGCTCCTGCGGCTTTGAATTGGTGATAGAGCGACTTTAGGCTAGCGACGCCTGCGAGGATGCCAATTGCTGCTCCCAGCTTTCCATGCGGAACAACGCGGATTTTTCCGGCATGCTTAATGAACCGGCTGGATGCTGCTGCTCGAAAGCCAAGGCCTGCACCACTGAGCGCATTTGCTTCATAGGATTTGGCCTGATGCTCAAGCCGCGCCTTGGTATTGTCCAAACCCATTCTACCTCCCCATGATGGCATCCACACTCTCAGGAGCCGCTTTGTAACGATTATGGACTAGTTGATACAGCATTTCCATGGCATCCGGCCCGTCATCGTGATCTGCGTGTGGGAACTCTTCGAGCATCTGCCTGAAAGGCTCTGAAAGCGATCGGTTCAGTATCATCCAGGCATGGGTCACCTTAGGCTCAAGGGCCGTGATGCGCTTCTCTTTGTTCTCGGTCTGGTCGATCTCGTAAAACGGCAACTGGATGAGGGTCTTCTTCTCCTTCTCGCGCCGCTTTCGCTCGTCCACCATATTGGGCAGGAGCAGATTCCGGTAGAGATTCGTTTCCACGCCAAACTTCTGATACTTGAACTCTTCGTGTAGCTCGAAAACCGTCTTGATGTAGTCGGTCGGAGGCTTCCGCTTGGTCCAGTCATGATGCACGAAGATCCGGCCATTTGGATGCGCGAAGCCGGTCAGGATGCTCGTCCAGTCTCCCAGCTTCCCCTTCTTGGCCTTCACCTGGCCAGCCGAAGGGTCCATTGTACCATAGGCGCGTTGCTTGAGAATCTCCCATGGGATCAGCTCGTTGGTCTCCTCGATCCGGGCACCTGCCGTCTCCTCGCGGTACCACCAGATCTTCTCGAAAACCCGCTCATCAGCGCCTAGAGGCTCGTTCTGCTTCTCCTTGAAGAAGGATCGACGGCCAATTTCGATCATTTCCTCCATCAGGTAGTAATAGGGCTCTTTTTCGGGCCAAAGGACCTTGGTGCCCCTGAGCATCTCGGCCTGGTTCAGCTCGAAGAAGGCCCTGGCGTTGTCTCGCCTGACCGGGTCCTGGAGATCCATGTAGATGCGTTCCCACCGGGTCCACAGGTCTTGCCGCTCAGACCACGAGATGACGCTCTTATACTTGGTGGCCTCGTACTTCGGGTTGTTCATCAAGTTCTGTAGAAGCGAGTCGCGATGGAGGACTGTCCCAACAAACTCGATATTTGTTCGCTCGTTTCCGATTTTGGAAACGTCTTCTCTGAACCAGGTGAGAGTTTTCTTGCGAATCGCTTCGTTATAGACCTCGTCCGAGTGCTCAACGTCGTCGCAAATGATCTTACTAGGGCGGGCTTCCCTGTGTCTGACGCCACGGACCTGAGCGCCTCTTCCAAACGCCTTGAAGAGAGTTTCCCCTGCGTCAGAAATGAGTAGAAACTCGCTCTCGCCAGCCTTTTTGTTCGGAAAGTGAAGATTGAAAGACTCAACCAGAAAATCATTGCTAAGGATCTCGTCACGGATGTCCTTGAGCTTCTGATTGGCCAAATCTGCGGTGTTGCTGATGATGACGATGAAACGCTCCAGCCCGTAAGCTGCATCGTGAATCGGCTTGATGAGCGAGACAAAAGTAGACTTTGCGTTACCACGAGGTGCAGCACGAGCCCTTCGAGTACCGCGTTCCTCATTGCCCATTTCCTCGAACAGGTCGTGATGAAACTGAGAAAACGCACTGGTACAGTAATGCGGAAAAAACAGGATGGAGAACAACTCCACATCAGTTTTGCAGCGTGCCTGAAGGAGCCGATCACGCTCTGCTTTTCCCTTTGTGCCTTTGTAGAGCGTTAAGAACTCGGTCGTCGATAACGTCTTGGTCTCTTCCGCTATCCTTTGCAGCGCCATCGCCTATCCCCATCAGCTTCATGAGAAGCTCCATTGCCTTCAGCCGGTCTTTGCTCACAGCTTTGCCAGATCGGCCACTGGAGCTACCTTCGGAGCCAGAGGCCTCTGACCAGGAGCCTGAGAAGTCCATATATTTGAGCGCACCCTTGGGTATGTCGTCCTTGAGCCTGGGCACGCCATCCTGGATCTCGACCGCATTGCTTGGGTCAAAATCCACGATCTTGACGAGTCTGCGCACAAACCAGTCAGCATTGATCTGGTTCTTGATCTTTTTAGTTTCTAGTTCTTCTTGAATCGCGGCTTTTACTCTACTGTTTCCTACAAGCCGAGAGCCGATCTTGTCGGCATTCTTTTCGGAGTAGCCTGCTTCGACTGCCGCCTTCGTCGCGTTCATGTGCTTGACGTAGCACTGCACGAAAAGCCACTGCTGGGGTGAGAGCTGTCTTTCTGCCATAGTGCCGCGTCCTCGGCGGGGTCAGCCCGCACGAACGCCCAGAATCAGTCTGGGGCGCGTTCTCCTTTCAGGATACACCTTCGGTCATGGGGGGGCTAGCTGGCAAGGATCATCCCCCGACCTCCCGCACGGGGTTCATGGCATCACTCCAATGATCAGCTTCCAAACGACGATCTTGTATATGTACTTGCGCCTATCGCGGCTGTAGGTGCGGACGAAGCCCAGTAACGTGTCCTGGCGCATTCGCCCCTTGGTGTTAGACCACCAAATAGTGTCACCCCACTTCATTCGCCAGATCATCCCAAAATCTCCTTGGCGCGGTTCAGGGCCGAACCTCTTCGAGCGGTATTAGCCCAAACAGACGCAAGTCGGATATAAGCCCGTCTGCTTCGTCTTCGGGCTGTACGATGTCGAATAGCCCACGAGAGTCGTCTATTCTTCCTTTGTTATAATAGGCTTCGTATAGCATCGCGTTTTTGATTCTCAATGTGACCAGCCGATGAAGCCGAGCCTCGTGTTCCGATGTACTCGCATAATAAGTCTTCCCGGGCTTATCTTTATTGTGTTCACTCATCAGATGATCTCCTTAGCCCGGGCAAGGACTCCGTTCAAATAGACCGCCTGCGCATCCCAACTCCCATTGAACGGTTGGCTATGCACGTACTTCAGGGCCTCCCCCATCACGTCCAAAGCGTCGAGGAGCTTGAGCACGGTTTCGGGGTTGGCGGAGGCGATGTAGTCCGCATCAAACTTAGCGCGCATGGGCTGCTCAAAGTTCATCTCGCGAATAGCGATCAATCCACCTTTGGCACGCTCATAAGAGAATTCGCCGTCGCTAAATGCGATACGCTCGAAATGCCACGGCCCCGGTGTCGCGGCTTTCGCTTTGCTACGCAGGCTTTCAATACTCTCGGTTAGCATTTTCTCGATCCCGTTGCTTCTGCCAGGGCATCAACTAGAGCGTTAAGTGCTGCCTCGCTCATAGAAATCCCGTATTGCATCGACCACTTACAAACGATTTCATCAATCTTTTCTGGTTCCATTAGCTCCTCCTAGGCGTGTAGAGCGCCTTGCGAATATCGTCCATGGCCTGCTGAGGGTTGAGAGTCCCCTCCTTGATGGCCATTCCCAGCTCGCGCAGGGCCTTCTCTAGCTTGCGGATCTTGTCGTTGCAGAACTGGAGCCGCTCCTTCATTTCCTCTTCACTCCTGGGCATTTTAGCAATCCTCAAAAGGGTTCGGGTTAAGACAGATTCCAGTCACTCCATTCTCACCAACGATCGTCACTGCTATGGGCTCATCAGATATAAAGCCACGCTCTCTAAGCGCCTGAAGGTATCCTTCCATTTGAGCCTTGATGGCAGCCCTCACTGGCTCGCTATTAGGCTTTCCCTCAAATGCGGAGAGCTTTTGAGCCAATTCGCCCATCATTTTGCGGCTGATCTTGTTGATCTGAGGCCGGACCTCCTTGATCGCTGCCCGCTTGATATCCTCTGGCACGTTCATAGGCTTCATCGCTTCATCAGAAACACCCATTGTCCGGTCCTCCATCTGTGTTCGACTGTTGCATTTGCTAGCTGGCCGTCAAGACTTCCGCACGTCCTACACGCCCACTTCCAGCCGATACTGTTGGCCATGCAATCAGGTGAGTCTCGGCAATCGCAAGAATTGGGCTGCTGGATGGTGCCAGCAATACGCTCTGCTTGGCAGGTTTTGCACCACACAAGCAGATCGCCCAAGTAAAGCTCACCGAGCTGGCCGACTCTCACGCGCCGAGCTTCTCTCGAATGGCTTCTACGCCCAGTCGGAACAGCTCAGCGTTGCTCTTCCACTTTGCAAAACTGGCATCATTCGAGCTTTTGCAGTGAAGCTGCTTGCTCCATCCATTTGAATCCCGTACTTCTGCCTGCTTCACCGGCAATCGAAATCCGCGAGTTTTCCACGTCCAAATCACAATTTCGTGTTTCCGGTACGTCCTTCTCCGAACTTCAGTTTCATCAGCGTCGTTGAGCTTTATGACTTTCATTTGTCTTTCTCGATCTGCTCCCTGCGGGCCTTCTCCCACGACTCGGACATATCGTCCGCTTTAGCTGCCACTTTGCACAGGGTCCATACGAAGCAGCCTATAAATAGCAAGATTGCGCAGAAGACTGCGAACGCTAAGATTCTCATAACGGTTTCTCCTTGACGAAGCTTGTTCCATACTCTCATATCGTCGTCAATAGGAGTAAGTATGGATGCACTTGAATTTAGACGGAGACGCAGAACCGCAGAAGTGAGCCAAGATCAGGCCGCAAAAGTTCTGGGCCTGCATCGAACGATGATCGGCCAATTTGAGCTGAGGCGATGCCTCCTGAGGCCAGATCAGCTCTGGCGACTGAAGGAATGGCTCGAGCTTGAGGAGATCAAACGCGGGATCAGGCCCCCACGAGCAGAGGTGACCAATGGCCAGGGTTAACATCGAAGATTCTCTGTGGACGGACATGAGGTTTATGCGCCTCTGCATCCTGCTGGGCGACGAGCTTCGAGCGATGGGCGCAGTAGTGGGCGTTTACCGACTGGCTCAGCGGTTTTGGTTCCCTGAAAAACACCCCATCCCTGAAGAGCAGTTCAACAGCTCTCGACTGCCGTTAGCTCTCGTTGAAAGTGGACTCGTTACTCGTGTCGATGGAGGATTCTACGTTTGCGGATCAGAAGATCAGTTTGCTTGGTTATTCCATCGTCAGGCAGCAGGAAAAGCGAGCGTAGAGGCTCGAAATAAAAAGAGAAAGAGGCATAATTTAACAGCCGTTAACAGCCGTTCAACAGCTCTTGAGAACTCTCAAGAAGATCCAACCTCTTACTCTTCCTCTTTCTCCTCCTCTTCCTCTTTCTCAAGCTCAGACTCAAAAAAAACACAAAACAACTACCTTCCCGAGGGGTCTAAAGCCCCCCCGGTCCCATCGAAGGGTTCGCTGGTCTGGGAAGCCTACCGGGAGGCGTACTGGAAACGCTACGGGATGGAGCCTGTCCGCAACGCGATGATGAACGCGCAGTGTGCCCAGCTAGCCAAGCGCCTGGGCGACGAGTCCCGGCCCGTTGCTGAGTTCTACCTGCGGCACCCTGACGCGTTCTACGTCCGCAACCGTCACGCGATAGGCTTGCTCGTGAAGGATGCCGAGAAGATCCGCACGGACTGGAAGCTCGGTGACACGATGACCGCTAGCCGTGCCAGGCAAACTGAAACCGTTGTTGAAAATCGAAGTGCCGCGCAAGAAGCTATGCGCATTCTCACTGAAAGGGGAACTACATGAACGATATGGAAAAAATCGTAGGTGCCATCGAGGCCCTTGCGGCGATTTACGGAAAGTCGCTGTCGCCTGCGGCAATCGCGATGTACGCCAGTGATCTGCTCGAGGTGGGTGCGGACAAAGCCCTGCCAGCCCTGGAGGTTTGCCGCCGCAAGATGCGCTCGTTCCCGACGATCGCGGATGTTCTGGCCGAAATCCCTGGCGCTGTCGTGGACGAGCTGGACGTGGCCCGCGATATCGGAAATCGAATCTGGGACGCGATTGGCCGATTCGGCTGGACGAATCAGGCTCGTGCGCAAGAGTTCCTGGGCGAGATGGGCTGGAGCGTGGTGGAGCGCATGGGTGGCTGGCAGAATCTCTGCACGATGGATTCCGAAGAGCGCGGGACGTTCGTGGCTCAGGCCCGAGACTTCGCGATGAGCCGGATGCGCCTGGAGCGAGCTGGTCACGGAGCTGGTGGCTACAAGATCCCGAGCCCTGAGAGTCCGAGTGCGTTGCCTGGTCGTGACGTGGCTGCGCTGGCTGAGAGTTCTACGCGGAGGCTTTCATGAGCTACGCGAAGAAAATTCAGCCCCCTGCCGAGGGGAAGCCCAAGCCGAACAAGTTGCAATACCCGATCTGTTCGCATTGTGACATGACGGGCTATGTGTACGCTTTTAGCCGCAAGACCGGGACGCCTACGTGCTTCCGATGCTGGTGCGACTACGGGCGTGACTGCGGGTACAAGGCTTTGCCCTGGACAGCCGACCGCGAGAAGGATTTCAGCAAAGCGGCTCCTTGGGAGACTGGCTGGAGTGGTCCACAGCCCTCAAAGTCTTCCCAGACTTGGGAGGATTGATTTCTAGGTGGGGTCTGGCACTTTTCACCCACTTTCACACAAAACCAAGCCCAAGCGTTTATAGGGCATTCTGGAGGCCATCATGACACGGGAAGTTATGTTTAATGGGCAGGAGCTTACGCGGGACGATCACAAGCGGCTCTCGAAGCAGCACGAGGAGATCAAAAAACTGATGCTTGACGGAAACTGGAGGACTCTTCGCGAGATTGCGGGGGGGCTGAGGTATCCCGAGGCGTCCGTTTCGGCGCAGTTACGTCATCTGAGAAAGCCCCGGTTCGGGGCGTATGTGGTTGAGCGGCGGCGAAGGGACTTCTCGAGCCTCTATGAGTACCGAGTCCAGCCCCGCGCTTCCAGCTCCCAGCATCCGATAGCCAGAGTGCTCAATCGGGCCATCAATCTGCCACTGCTCGAGCAAGAGCTTCGGGCGCTCAAAAGGAGCAAGCGGTGTTCGCAGTGCCGAAAGCAGACCGACTTTTTTGAGAAGGACGATTGACATTCATTCTTTAGTGGTTTCTATAGATACCATCATTAACTTCTCTTGAAAGGGGAACTATATGCAGAATGCACTAAATAAGTACGATGAAATTGGATCTATCTTTAACACAGGAGGCTCTGAGCCAGCCGCGACCAACAAGCGGTACTTCTTGCACGGCTTTGAAATTCAAGTTCATACAACTGAAAAGGGGCCGATGATCATTTCCGTGGCGGCGAAGCCAGGAACTCTAAAGCTCAAGGAAAGGGGCAATACCGGCAAAGGAAAGACGATCGAAGTTGATCCCGGTATCGTTCACAGTGACTTTCTTACCGAGGGATATGCACAGCATATTGCGGAATGCATCGTTGGAGATGCGGTTGAGCTGCTCATTAAGGATCAAACTCTGGAAGTGAAGAAGGCTAAGAAGTCCGCATGAGCCGCGCCGTTCGCGACCACGAGCAGATCAAGGGCTGGATCGTCTGGCACCTGAAGGAGCTAACCGGCTGCTCTAAGGTGACTCATGTGAAGGAGATCAGCCCCAAGGTCTACCAGGCCCATTGCACGGTGGCCCCTACCAAAGGGGCTAAGGCGACGAGCCTGGGCTATTATCGGCTGGATTGGACTGATCCAAACCTGCCGAAATGCGAGCGGATCGGAAGCTACGTCAGTTAACTAAAACTCTCTTTGAAAGGAGAATTATGAGTAACAAAGTCGATATTGAAAACATGACGGTCAAAGAAGCAAAGGAACTTGCATCGATGTTCGGAGGAGGAAAGAAGAAATCGCCATCGGTAGAAGTAGATTATGGCATTAAAATCGCTATCCTTCAGCGCGGCTGGGTGATGGTTGGCCGCTACTCTCAGAAAGGCGATTACATCACCTTAAAAAATGCGGCTGTTGTGAGAAAGTGGGGCACCTCTAAAGGCCTGCCAGAGCTAGCTGCTAAAGGGCCTCTTTCAGACACCGTGCTGGATAAAGGCCCAGACATTCGTTTCCACGTTTTGACTGAAATCGCTTCGCTTCAATGTGAGGAGTCGAAATGGTCCGGCAAATTGGAAGCCTAGGCGAAGACAGCCAGTCTAGCGGTTCCGGTGACGGTTCCGGTTACGGTTACGGTTCCGGTGACGGTTCCGGTTCCGGTTCCGGTTACGGTTACGGTTCCGGTTACGGTTACGGTGACGGTTCCGGTTACGGTTACGGTTACGGTGACGGTTACGGTTACGGTGACGGTTCCGGTTACGGTTACGGTTCCGGTTACGGTTACGGTGACGGTGACGGTTCCGGTTACGGTTACTGAAGTAAGCTAACCTGAGAGGTGCCACGACTGGGGAGTTGAGTCTTTGCGCGTGACGACGGCGGGACTCGGCAGGTAGGTTCGATTCCTCCCGTGGCACCACTCTGATTAAATTAAGGAGATTTCATGTTTCTAGGTAACGCGTCCCCCGAGATGAAGGACCATTTCAAGAAAACCCAAGATCAAGCCAAGGCTGTCTTTGCCACTCACCAAGTGGATGAGGACGGGGCGAAGATGCTCCAGATCGTCCGCGACAACTATACCGAGCTGGCTGCCCTAATGCTGGCCTGTACGCCTCCGAGCCGTGGCCAATCCCTGGCCCTGACTCACCTGGAGGATTCGCTGATGTGGGCCAACAAGGCCATCACGAGCAAGTATCCGGTGGCAAACCAGCCCAAGATCGAAGTGGCGCGGTCTATGCCGCCTCCTGATTCGCTTTAGTCCCTCTGACCTTCATACAGCGTGAAGGGTTCGTGCGTCCCATCTCCAGGGTCAGAGGCGTTCCGTTCGACTGGGCTGGGATCTTTGCGGTATGTAGCCGGGCAGCCGTCCTGGGTAGGAAGAAACGAGCCTACCGGCCCTCTGAGGTGCGATCTGGCAATGGGGTCGGGTCGCACCAACGAGTGACCTCTTTTTTCGTGTCTCTTCGTCCGATCAGCAGCCAGCCCTGCATCTCATCGTCTATTCGGACTACCTGCTCGATGGTGCTTGCTCCGTACAGCACGCACACCAGAGCACTTTTCATGACCTTTTCAACCAAGATGAGCCCCCCCGGCACCTGAAACCAATCGCCGTCCTCGATCTTGAAGCTCATTCCTTGGGTTCCTCTCCGAAATTGATCTCGAGGCCTACTCCCTTGGCCCCCCCTGGCTGCACCATTCGCCCCAGGATCGTTTCCCTGCGCTCCAGCCTGGACATGTGCCACCTGGCCGGTTCTACGACCACCTCGATGCTCGGCTCTTCCCCTGGCTTTGCATAGTGCTTTTGGACGTTGAGACTCGTGACCTGGCCGTCATCGTGCCAGAACAGGCCGTTGAACGCGTCCAGGACCGCCTTGGCGTAGTTGTCGATATCGGGCTTTACGGATGGATAGGGCCGGTCTCGAGTGCCTTTGATGGAGGGTGGCTTACGAAGTACGAAGGAAGCGAACACGGCCAGAGGCCCGTCAATCGGCTCCATCCCGCTCTTCCAAGCGTGAACCCTGGCTATTTCCCGCAGGCTCCTCTTGAAGGTTCGGCTCTTGATGGGGGTTCTGGCTCTCGTCCTGCCCTTGAATCTGGAGAAACGCGGTCTGCCCTGAGGGACTGCGTCCATCTCCACCTTGAGATAGAGGCTCCCGTTGTTTCGGTCGTACTCGAACATCGCCCGGCTGGTCCCCTTTCACGGAACGGATGACGCGCATCTCCTCGAATCGAAGGTAGTTATCCTTCCCATTACAGAGGTAGCAAGTCTTCCCTTGGTCCCTCATCTGGACATGGAAAGACTTAAATGGGCAAGTACCCATCGAAACGTGCGTGATGTATTCTTTGCCGTCACGCAGATCCATGGTGATTCTGAAGATGCCGCCACGGGGGTCGATGACTCGATCCTTCGCCATGGAATCAGTGTAACCCGGACGCAAAAAAACCCTGGCAAGGAAAACCCTGCCAGGGTCGAGCGCGGGAGTGGGTTGTGAGGGGCGCTCAGAATGGTGGTGTGGAATAGGACTCGCCAGCACCTTGACCTTCAGGCTGATGGTCGAGCCGTAGCTCCTGCGCTCGGGTCACCTTTGAGACGTAGACTTTCGTTTCCGTTCGCTGTTGACCGTCCTGCGCTTGCCAAGAATCGACGACGAGTTCTCCAACGAGAAACACCATTTCCCCCTTTCTTAACTGTGCCAGACGATCCGCTGTCTTGCCAAAGGCAACCACCTTGTGCCAAGTGCTCTTGTTCTGCCACTGACCGTCAATTTTCTCATTCTTGTTGGTGGCTACGCTCACCGACGCGATATGAGTGCCCTTCTGGCTCTGCCTGACGGTCACTTCCTGGCCTAAATTCCCCAATAAATATACAATGTTCATTTACTTTCCTTCTGGATATTTTTTAGACAGGTTTTGTGGAATATACGGTAATGGCCGTCAACTAATGCCTCTGAGAATCTTGGAAGCCAGAGCTTCTTTCCACACTCCCAGCAAAACTTTACGCGTGGCTTATTATCTGGGGAGCCCAGAGCCGCTCGGTTGAACGGGTCTGGCTTCTCCTTTCCTCTGAACAGCACTGGGTCTCGATGCTTCTTACACATGGGGGTCAATCCCCGCTGCGTGCATCGCTGCCGATGCAAAGTCCACGTCCCCTTCAGGAGCCGGGCCGGGCTTGGGAGCTGGGGCAGGCTGGCACGCTGCCCTGGCACGATCCTCCATCTCGATGCAGCTCTTCTCCAGGAACACTGCGAAGTCAAACAGCTCAACACTCGTCATGGCCGACGTTCCAGCCTTCTTGTAGCGGTCGGCGATAGCCTGCTTGGGGTTACCTCCGAGCGACACGTAAGCCTGGCCTAGCTGCGTGATCTGGTGGAGGAGCTGGGCACGGCTGGGGCCTTGCTGCTCAACATGGCCGGGAGCGGCTTGCTGGGGGGGCTGAGGGGCTGGGACAGGTTCTGGCAGTGCTCGAGCAGCGCCAGAGTCGTTCCAGGCCCGGATCAGCTTGCCCGTCTCTTCCGTGATCATGAAGGGGGCCACGTTGTCGGCAAAGATGCTCGTGCGGTCCTTGGACGACTTGGCGTGATGGACCTCGTCCAGCTCGAAGTTGACTGTCAGCTCGTACTCGAAGCCTTCGCGCTGAACCTCCTTCATGCCCACCTTCTTGGGCACCATTTTCCCGCGTGAGTCTGCCTCGAGAACGTAGTCCTGCTTGCGCCGGGTGGTCATCACGAAATGCATGGGCGACTGGAGGACGGCGGTGAGGAACTTCTTGTGCTCTGGGGTCACCTTGCCCCATGCCGCGAACTCATTGCGCATGGATGGCTTGAGCTTTTCCACCATCTCCAAGCAGCCGCCTTCACCGTCCCATTCGTGTGAGCTGGAATCGACGATGCAGATTTTAACTCCGCTCTTTTCCATGAGCGAAATGGCCTGGATGTAGCGATGCGGGGCGAAGGGTGGCCGTAGGTTTAGATACTGGTATTCCCCGATATTGCCCTGATTGGCGTACAGCTCTCCTGATCCGTTTTCCGTGTCGATCAGGCCCACTTCGTTCCAGTTATCGACCATTCCACGGGCCAGCAGCAATGCGCTGAAGGTCTTTCCGCTGCCCGATGCGCCAGTGATGCCGAGTTTCAGAGGGACGTTTCTACGATTTGCTTTTTTTACGACTAGATCATTCATCTGAGATTTTCCTTGCTTCAAGTTAAGTCCGACGACATGTCGAAACTTATTGACGTGGTATCTGTGACTGGTTACTAAAGCAACCATGATTCATGAAAAATATAGATGGCAATGGAAACAGGCCTCGAAGAACAGCTACAGCCCAGCGCCTAAAGCTGCTTCTTTGCGTGCCCGTCGTTTGAAGAGGGGCTGCGGCCTGCGTGAGCTGGCTCGTCTCTCTGGGGTGAGTCACTCTCACCTAGTCAATGTGGAGAATGGCACGCGCAACGTGACCTCCGAGACTGCTGGGCGCATCAGCGCGGCGCTCGAGACGAAAGGTGGCTGCCAATGATGAAGCCTGATGTGCATGAGAAGGTCCAGGCTGAAGAGGCCACCAAAGAAGAAAAAGGCATGCCCAGGGGCTTTGTGCCCTTCAAATTCGTGGGCATGTCCAAGAGCCTGCGCAAGCGCCTCAAGGCCTGGCGGCTGGTTTTCGGCGGGAAGTCCGGTGGCCGTGCCCACTACTTCCAAGGCGTCGCCAAGGTATCCGCTACCCACACACCCAAAACGGCCGCCTGGAAGGCTAAGCAACGTCGCAAAGGAAAGCTGGCCCGTAAGGCTCGGCGCACTCGGAGGATTCACGCGTGAACGGAACAAATATTCTCATTTTAAACGAGCTGGTGCTCGTTCAGGCCGTCCAAGAGTACCTGGACAGGCAAACTGTTTGCACTGGTGTGTACAACGTCACGTCCGTGACTTCTAACGGTGATGGAACTTTTCGGGTCATCAGCGAAAAGGAAGAGGTCAAGAAATGATCGTCGGAATCCTAGACTTTGAAACCACCAGTCTCGACACGCTCTCTTGCGTGGTGAACGAGCACGCCGTCATCCTGGCTGATCTCGACGAGCAGGGAGACAGGCCGCCGCACGTCCTGGCTATAGACACGGCCTTATGGTTGCATCACGAGCCGATCCCCGAGGAGCTTCAGAAGCTCAATGGGATCACTCCGAAGCTGCTCCTGGACCATGGCCATCATCCCTCGGTTCTCAGGCCCTTGCTGTTTGACATTCTGTCTCATGCGGACGTTTTGGTGGGTCACAACCTGATCCAGTACGACCGCGAGATCTTGGCGAGGCTCTGGCTGGAAGATGAGCTTTCGGTGCTGAAGTCAAAGGTCTTCGCAAAGCCGGTCATCGACACGAAATTCGATGTTCCGATCACTGGAAAGTCCAGCAGCCTGACCTACATGGCTGCCGACTACGGTATTGCGAATCCGAATGCTCACCGGGCGCTCTTTGACTGCGAGACGGTCCTGGCCCTACTCGGCAAGATGAACCGGGCAGCTATTGCCCAGGCCATCGAACGATCCAAGGAAGATCTGGTCGAGGTGGTTACCAGGGTCGATTTCATGAACAAGGACGCCGTCAAGGACCGTGGCTACTACTGGAAACCAGAAGACAAGACCTGGCGCAAGGTCATGCGGCTCTCGGACTCGCGTCTAGAGACTCCTGCCGCTGATCGTTTCGGCTTCCAGATCATCACGATCAGGCCGGTGGATCTGCCTCTCTACAGGAAGGTGATGAGCCATGGAAATGGGTGAGTTCCTGTTGGCTTTGGGAATTTTTGCTCTCGCTTACTGGGTGGCTAGTTGATGGCCTGCAAATATCCAGAATGCGCGGCTACCGGAATGGGTTGCTCTGATGCTGAGCCATGTCTGACCAAGGTTCGGGCTGAATTGGCGGCTGTCCGAATGAAACGCGACGAGTTGCAACAAGTCTTGTCGGATATCGTCGACCGAGTGGACGCAAATTGCGGACGCCTTGTTAACCGCCAAGACAGGGAGTTGATTATGGTAACAGCAAGAAAGGCGTTGAAATGATAAAGATTTTCAAAGTGAACGACTGCGACTGGGTTGCGGCAGAGAATGTGAAGGATGCGCTCGAGTGTCTAGCCTCGGTGACCGATGTGTACGAAGGGGACGTGCCCGAAGAACTCACCGAGGAGGAGCTGGATAGCCATACCTTCTTTGACGAGGATGAAGGCGAGGGCCAAGAGCGGAAATCCTTCCGCCAAAGGCTGGCTGAATTGGTTGCTGCCGTGGAGACGTTCCCCCAGATGTTTGCCAGCTCGGAGTATTGAGATGAGCCTAAAAGCGAAGGATCTCCAAAAAGCCCAGCTCAAGAAATGGCTGCAAACCTGGCGTCGTAGGCTGCTCCTGAATGAGTGGTATTTCAACCTGGACTACCCGCTCCAGGACGTTGGCATGAGCGACGATCGTAGTGTGCTCTGCGAGGTCAGCGTTGATCCTGTCTACCTGAAGGCCAATATCAAGGTTTTCCCGGCGTGGTTCACGCGCTCCAAGGACGTTCGGGAGCACGCACTGGTCCATGAAATGTGCCACTGCTTCACTCAGGAAGTCTGGAATCTGATGGATTCCCAGCACAACGGGGTGACCGTCCACGCGCACATGCAGCGCGATTCGATCGAGCGGCTCACTCAGCGAATCACCAACGCGGTCTTCTGGACTGGTCCCAAAGAATGAGTTTAGATCCTAAATGTCATCACTCCACGAAAGGGAGAACTATGAACCACCTGCTGATTTTCCTGATGCTGATTGCCCCTGAGACTGCCTGGAGTGGTGGCCGCAAGGCTCCAGCCCCCCAGCCTGGCCCATCCCCTGCCTACGAATGTGTTGAGCCCAAAAAGAAGCTCCTGCGCTTCGGCTCGGAGACCTACAAGGATTTCCTGCCCGGAGGTTCTGACCACGCCCTGGCCAAGGAAGCTTTCTGCCTAGCGAACACGGTCTACGCCAACGGCTGCCTGGAGCGGAAGGTCTTGGCGTTCCAATTCTCTACGCTCGAGAAGGACATTGATCCGCAACTCAGGCGCACCGAGAACGCAAAAGCGTACGGAATATATGACAAAAATACTCCACATGAGCTGAGCCCCAGGAAGTATTACACCCGCACGTCAATCTACGGGTTTACCTACTTCTGGAGGGACAACGTCCGTTCGGCTGGCTCCGAAACCCGTGTGTGGTCGAACTTCAACCGCTACTGGACTCCAGCGGTCTACGCAGCCCACTTGGTCCACGAGGACTCCCATCGCGCCCTGGCCGGTGCCTATGGGCATTGGACGACGCACTGGGGATCTTACCCCTATACGATCGGTGACGCCGCCGAGGAGTGCATTGCAGAGCTTCAGGACTCCCAGGCAGGGATCTCCCTGGCCGGTGCCCAGCTCCAGGAGAAGAAGGCCAAGCGCAAGCCCCGCAAGGTCATGTCCGCAGCCTGCGAGGAACTATGAGCCGCGCCTGCTACGCCGATTTCATCGTTGGGGAGCCTAAGCGGGATTCGGACATTCTCAGAGTCATGGAAGACATAGGCCAGGCTGCTGAGGATTGCCTCTACAAGACGCTGGCTGGGGCTGGAGTCATTCGGCCAGGAATGAGCCGACGAGCTATTCTGGAGGCCTCCGGCGCGTTCCTAAAGGATGCCGCCTTGCTTCCATCCCTCCACCTAGAGCCCGATCTCATGGACGAAACGGTCCTTCATGTCTCCGTGAGCTTCCGCGCCGTCAAAATCGAGCCTAAGGCTGAGGTATGCGAGCAGTGCGGAGGCTCAAAGGTCGATATTGGCCTGGACGACATGGGAACCCCCGTAGAGGGCCCATGCCGCAAGTGTCAGGTTTAGGCCTATCGGACCTTAAAGGTTAGCCTCTTCGGGAAATCTACTGTTCTCAGTTTTCCAGCAATGGTCAGCACCATAGAGTGCGTGGCCATTTCTTGCTTTTTGAGCAGAGCGGTCTGTGCCGCTGGAATTTCGATAAGCCCCAGGCCAGCCGCTGCGTCAGTAATCGAAACGCCGTTGCCGCTTACATAGGTCGAAAGGAGCTTTGTGAGGTTTGTTCCATCTGCATTTTTGAATGCAATGGAAGCCTCTGTAATGCCCGTTAAATTGAACGGACGCCCTGAGTTTTTCTTCTCAACGGCGAATGGAATAGCCCAGTCATCGCCCAGGTACAGCTCGAGAACGCCATCATCGTTTAAGCAACCCATAAGCCCCCCCTAGCAGTCATCCACTTCCCCAAGCAATCTGCTGCTATCCACATAGCCTACCAGAGCCTCGGAGGAAGCACCTAAAGCACCCAAAATAGCCGCGTCGTTAGCGTCGAGCTCAAAACTCACCTGGCTGATTTCGTAGGCAGGATTCAGGATTGTCCTGCCCGCATCGGAATAAACGAAATACTGCACAGAAACAAAATCATCCACGGGCATGGCGGGATACGATGCAGGAAGATAAAGCCCGGAAGCAGAGTGGGTCAGCGCGAATGGACTACCAGCTAAAGCAACCCCCAAAGAGTTCTTTACCACCGCTGACGGAAACTGATTTGTCGCTCCATCGGCAAGCTGTAGCTGAATTGGGATCTTACTTCCGGGTTTTGGCATCTCATTCCCCTTTAGTTTTTTGAGCTGGCTGCGGCTTTGCCGTTTCGGCAATCTTGGTCACTGGCGCAGGTTTTGGCAGTGCGCCCTGAAGCACCTGAAGCGCCATAGCAATATCAGCATGTTGCTGGCGAGTCGCCTGAAGGTTTGCCGTTGCAAGGGTTAAAATGTGAATCGCTTGTTCTGGACTCATTTAGATGGGCCTCCTCAGCCCGTAGGTTGAGACTGTTTGGATCGCCAGTCTAACCACGGCAAAGGGGTACTGGGAAGAGTTTGCTAGGACCATCATTGCCTGCGCGTAGGTCATCATCATACGAAGTTCACCCATGCACCGCCTTCACGAATGCGGCCCTTTCCAAGCGTTGTATTGTAGAGGATCATCCCATCGACAGCCGTCAAGGCCGCCTCTTCGGCGCTCGTAAGTCTTGGAAGCAGAATCACCTTGGTTGTCGAATTGAGCTCCAGACCAACACTACTGTTAGTCGGAAGATCGGTGGGCCCAATGACTAGATCGCCAGCGATATAGTTGTGCGCTGCGGACGGCTTCGAGTAGAGGCCCCAAATGTCTGTTCCGACGTTGCCAAAAGGCATGTCGAAGAAGTAGCCGCGAGCCTTGTTAACCGTCGTGACTCCGTTCGGGATCGCAAGCGAAGAGCATAGGTTAAGCGTGTCGATCGTACCGCCACCTGCCGCCGCATCAAGGGATAGGGCGAACACCGCGCCGCCTACCACATCTACCGTTGAGCCTGCGCCCATCGTGACAACCGCTGGGAGGCCGAGGGCCTGGACGCCCAAGAACCCCGTCGTCACTGTTGCGTTGTCTCCGATGTTCAAAAGCATCGCCGTATTTACGCCAAGAGTGTCGGCGAGGGTGACCGTAGCATTCGCGGCCACGGTGGGGTTGGTTACCAGCGAATGGATTGAAACCGGGGAGCCCGTACCGTTAACCATTGGCAGCGCGCTGAAAGCATTCAACGCACCGACAGATAGGCCGCCCGAGAACGAAAGACCGCCGTCAATCTGAACATCGCCCTTGAAGAACGCCGCTTTCTTAACTCCAGGGTTTTCGCCACCCGTGAAGTTTGCAGGAGCCGCTGCCACTTGTGGGTCGGATGCGACGCCCGTGATTGTGACAGAGACTGCGGCAATGAACCCAAAGTTAGCCGCCGCTGCCGCTGCAACCTGAGTCGCCGTCGATACGCCCGCCTCGATATGAGCCGTGATCGCCTGGCCCAGGATCGTAAACGACTCATTGCCCGCCGTCGTGTCGTCAACGTACTCGATCGTATAGGCGTTGTTGTCGCCGAACGCGATGAACTCGTAGGTAATGTCCTGCACAATGAGCGAGGACTTGAGCCCTGCGTAGTTGGTTACGTTGTCGAGGTTGACGTTGATCCCATAAACAAAGCCTTTATTTAGGGTCACGTTCGGAGAAATGTTGACGCCGTTAATCCCCCCCGTGGCGTTTAGCGTCCCAAAGGTTCCGCCCATCGCAAAGCCGTTGACACCAGCATTTCCGCTGAACGCGGTCACAGTTGGGTTGACGTTGAACGCAGTGTACCCGTTGTTATTGTTGATCGACGCGAGCGTAGGGCTAGCCTGAAATGATGTGTAGCTCGGAGTTCCACAACCATAGTTTGCCGAGTCGTAGAACGCAGTCGTGTACCCAGTCATCACCGTAGCGGCGTTTAGGCTTGGCTGAAACCCGTACCCTTGGAAGTAGTCTTGAATCGTGACGCCCGCAGCGACCTGGCCGAAGCCGAACGCATATGCTAGGCCTTTGACATTGATCGGGTCAGTCCCGTTTCCGATTGCAAAATACTGATTTAGCATCGCAACCCGGCCAACGTTGCTCGTACCGTTATGCTGAATAAGCCAATTATTTAGGTATCCAAGGTCGCCAGCGGTCCCAATAGTGAATCCAGAGGAGTCAGGATCAATGAACATGGAAACGCCCGAGACGTTCCAAGATTCATTCGGTGAGTTCTGAAGCGGCTTAAGCGCAAGGAATAGGCTTCCAAATTGGTTTCCGCCCCCGCCATTATTCGGCGCTTGGTCTAGGCTGATCTGTGGCCCGCCAGCCGCGTTAATGCCCCAGCCGGGAATACTGTACGGGAGTCCCGCTCCGTCGAAACCTGCAACCGTGTTGAAACTGCCCGTCAGAACGTCCTGCTTCGCATCTAGCGCGTTTTGTAGGTCTGTTTGGTTAGACAGTGTGCCAGTGATGCTGCCCCATGTGCCGCCACCACCTCCACCGCCAACGGAGGCCCATTGCGTGTCATAGTCCGAACCCGAAGCCTTGACCAAGGCCTGGCCCGTGGTCCCGCCAGTAGGAACAGCAGAAAGCGGAAGGGGCTTTTTTCCTAGTGTGCTCATTGGTCCATAATCTCCATAGCGCGGGCTCTAAACCATACTCTACAGACAATTTGCCGGGCAGTCAGCCCTGATGATTCTTGCGCCACTCTTCTGCCGCAGCGTCCTGGGCGTCGTGGGCTGCCGCATCTGAGCTTTCCTTGGCCTGGCTTTCCTCGCGCTTCTTCTGCGCATCAGCATCCTCTTTGGCCCGGCGCTCGGCTTCTGCACGCTTCTTATCGGAGACAACCTTCCAGATAGCCATTCCAGCCGCCAGGAGCGATCCTAAGAGCCCAATGATGGCTACAGCCAGCTCAATTCCCGTCATGGCACTTGTCCCCGCAGAGCACTGTCCGCATTTTGGTGGTGTATTGGGCAGAGCAGCCCTGCCAGAGTCCTACTGACCAGGCCACGTCTGGGCCATTGCACCCTACCCCAACATACCCCTTTCGGAGCACGGTGACGTAGACAATCCCCTCCAGAAGGGCCTTATGCTCGCCATCGTCCGCCTGGAGATAGGCCTCTCCCAGGACTCGGTAAGGGCCGCCAATCTTTCGATCGACTGGGCCAGTGTCTCCTGTCAGTGCAGAGAGCGAGAACTCGAGGTCATATTGGCCCTTGGAGATGCCACCAATGGGATGAATCGTCCCATCTTTTCGGACCACGTCGAAGGTCGCGCACGAGTCGCGGTCACAATTGAGCTTGGGCATGGTGATGGTCAGCATCACCGCTTCGGGCCTGGCATCTTCCTGGGCCTCTACGAAGATCCCGCCGCGCCTAGGGCCATCTCCACCGCCCGAGAAGACGATAGTGGGCTGTCCAGCCTCGCGAGCGGACATGGCGGCAGTATCCTGCCTGATCCCGCAGGTAGCCGCTGTCAGGGTGAGCAGGAAGACTCCGAGAAGTAAGATTTTTTTACTCATTGATTCCTCTAGTAAAGAAAAGGGGGTCAAACTTTACCAGCCCGACCCCCCAACGAAGTACGAAGTAACGAATTAAGCCTGGGCAGGGACCACTTCTTCAGGCTCAAGGATGCTCTTCACCATCAGGCCGGTGTTGGCAGCGATCAAGATGGCATACTTGACCACTTTCTTTGCCTTGCTGTCCTTCCATCCGAATTTGGCCACGCAAGCAGCCACGAGCTGAGCGGCTTCCTCTTCAGAGAGGTCTTCGAGTTCCTTGGGCAGCTTGTCGCCACCTTCAACAGCCTTGTAGGTAGACATGGCCAGGGAAGGAACGGCTGCCATGACCTTCACGAGGTCAGACTTGCCGATTTTGCCATCGTCTTCCAGGCACGCAGCAACTAGGTTGCCGTATTCAATCGAGCCTTCGAGAACTTCTTGGGTTTCTTTAATGCCGTATTTCTCTTGTGACATGGTTCACCTTTCGAGGCCTGGCCTCATTTTGTTGTGACCAAATCCTACGGCAGAAAAAGGAAACATCAAAGCATTCCGATTCTCGCGTACCGTGGCTTGATCTTGGCGACGATTTCCTTTTGTCGGTGTGTGGCGTGCCTCATTCGGACGAAACCACCTACTTTCTTGGCATCTTGCAACGTCAGAGTGGTCTTGTCCCCGCCCGCTGCTTCGATGATCTGATAGGGCGTGATCATGAATGAAACGTGTGTAATCTCGGAAACGCTCTTGCCGTAGAAAATCATCGTTCCAGGGGCGTCATAGCCATGGAGACCAATAGGAGCAAAGTAGTCATGGATATCCTGAGCCGTCATGTCCCGACGATCCATTTCCCCAGCGGCACGAAGCAGCTCGAGCACCAGGCCAGAGCAGTCAAAGCCGTTCAATGGATCATTCCCGCCCGAAATGTAGGGCAGGCCCACCATGGAGTGCGCGTAAACGATTACTGAGGCCAGGCTCATGACAAATTGCCCTCCCGTCCAGAAATCCACCCTTCAATCCTAGCCTGGGAAGCCCGAATATCCGAGAGTGAAGTCCTGATCTCAAGAGCAAGTGCGTCATGAGCTGTTCCCTGGCTCTGCTGGGCCTTGTCGAGCTTCTCGACTTCCTTTTCCAGGGCTTCGAGGCGTGGCTTTAGGGTGACGATCCACATGACCAGAGCGAATCCGCCCATGATCAATTCTCCACCGCCGATCTTCAGCAATTCCATGAGCTGATCCATCAATATCCCCCGATCAAGTGAATCCTGATTCCCATTGTATCCTGCACAGGGAAGCGCATCCAAGGGTGTTCCGCATCGAGAACGTGCTGGCTATGGTGTCCCCGGTACATTTCCACGCGCCACAGCCTGATCCCTGCCTCAAATTCCCAGCCCACGAGCCGGAACTGGCTGGTGTCCATCTCGCCATGCACTCGGTTCTTCCAGTACAGCGTCGCAGGAAACCATTTGGAGAGATCCAGAGCCCTGATCTCGGTGGCGAGGGATATGCCTTGGGTCATCTGCCAAATAGGGGCCTCAGATATCCTGGGCGTACCATCGAATCGATAGTAGTTAAGGCTGAGCGCAGAAACACAAAGGAGCACGCACCCGGCAGGTGTCATGCCCCCAGTGTATCAGGGATTTGAATCAGTGCGGTCCAGCACAGAAAACGTTAACATCCATGTCCGTATCTACCCCGGCAAGCGTGGTTCTTACGCGGACAACGGTGCTAGTTTCAGCCGCATTGATGACGCACAAACCACCAGCGCCGCCAGAATTGACCGACGTACACCAGCACTGAGGAGCAGACGAAAACGTAGAAGCCAGAATATTTACCTCAAAATCACCCACGGCAAGATCGGTAAGAGAGCTTACCCATCCGTTCTGGGTGGCGATTGTTGGGGTTCCAGCGTTGGTTACTCTCAGCCTTTGCAGGTATTCGGTGGCGAGAGATGCGGACCCCACTGATCCCAGTAACACTGGCGCAGGCTGTTGCTGGTCCAGTTTTACAATGGACCAACTAATGGCGGGAGTAGATCCTCCATCACCTGCAATCTCATTGAGATAGGCCACATTGTCGGTAGAGGTCTGCACCTTGATGGTTACGGCAGCAACAGAACTGACAACGATATCGCCTTCCAAAACGGAGACCACGTCATAGTTGATATCCGGGCTTGTAATCCTGTTTTGAGCCAGAACAGTTGTTCCGTCGTACAGCCTTTGGTTGAGCTGTGTTCCAGCAGGGTTCCCGGTATGCGTTTGAACCGTCGCTTTGACTCTGTATTTGCCGGCGCTGTTCGGAGTGAACACGATGCCGCCAATCTTGTCTGAACCGCTCAATGCACTCGTCACAGAGCCAACATTGGTCGAGGAAAGAGTGGTAAAGGTACAGGTCGCATCGGGGTCCGTATCGCCAAACGTGTTCCCTGTGCGCGGCAGGTAGCAATCTCCGCCATGATAACCGCTCCAGCTCTGCGCCACTGTGTCGAACCGCTTCGCTACATCGGTACCCAGCGGTGTGTAGTGCATCACCAGCCGCGTGGCATTGCCTTCGTTGGCCAAGGAAATCAGCGTCCCATTGTTGAACGTCCCGCGCAGGTGATAGGTCTTGCTGGGCTGCGCATCCGTGTAAGTAATGCTGCCCTGAACCGTCAGATTTTGGTAATCTCCCACCGCAGAGCCATGGGTAATCGCCTGCTGGCAAGCCAAAGGCGTACTGGCATCATAAAGACAAAGCTCCATGACGTTACCAACAAGGCCATCCTGGACCATGACAGCCGTGATATTGAAGGCGTAAATACCAGCAGGCAGATTTGTCACCGTCCACTGCGGCAAATCAGTGTCCGTCGTTGACCAAGTCCCAACCGTAGAAGCTTCAATCGTTGGACCTGGGCAATCCGAGTCTGCACCAAACGCAGTCGGAGACCCTGCCGTACCATGAGTCCAATCGCAGGATGCAGTCCCAGCAAAGTAGGACGAGACAGCCAGCTTCGCTTGAGCAAGATCAAAAGTAGGCTCGGTCTCAACACGGCAATCATCGAAAGCCAAATCAGCGGCGTCTGACTGAGAGCGGAGTCGTGGCCTGACCGTTGTCCCAGCCGTTACCGGCGCAGTAACTCCGATCCTTTGTGCAGCCGAAAGAGCCGGAATCACTCGCTCAGCCAGGACATTGGTCCCATCCCAAGCCTGAATCTTATAGTCGGTCGCAGCGCCCTTGAGCACACAAGAGAATCCCCAATTTCTTGCAGCAAGGCCAGGAGCAAGCGATGAGTTCACTACGACACCAGGCCCATCAATCGTCTGGCCGGATGCGCTCGAGTTGAAAACCCCAGAGCGTTTCCCGGTCAGAAGATTCGATCCTGAGCTGGCGAGGGTGAAGGTCGGGGCGCTGGATGCCGTCCAGTCAGCTTTCCCGCTCTCGAGTCCGGGATTCTTCATGAGCTGAATGCTGTGATCTTCTTGAGCGTCGATCGCCTTCTTGGCAGCGAGAGCCGCAGGAGGCGTGAAGATCAACAAAAAGCCCGCTAAGAATCCCGTCAATTTACCGTATTTCATCCGAATTTGACCTCTGTGCTTGATGGCATCATGCGAATGTCAGCGGTGTCAGTATCAGCCGCGTCTCTCGAAAGCTCAACCTTCAAAAGATCCCCAGGAGATACCGCAAACCCGTTGATTTGACCTGTCGCATTAGTCAGGTCGAGGAGCACTTCACGGTACTGATTGGCCACCGTGTTCGTCAGTGCTGCATTCGTGCTGGCATACTGATTTGCCACCGACGAGATGGCATCATTGTTTTTTCGGACCAGCGTGGTCGTGGTCTTGAGCTTGAACGCATTGGACGAGCTGGGAGAGTAGGCCCCGAGGTACATGCTGATCTGCCGACCAGCCACGAAGCCATTCGGGACGCGCACGAAGAGCGTCAAGGTCTGCGAGCCTGAATCCGATTCGCTGAATACCCAAACCAGCTCACCATTTTCCGTGTCTTCGACTGGAGCCAGAGCGCCAGGATACCAATTAGCCCCCCCGCCCCCGCCTCCACCGCTCCCAATGGGAGTGATGACGCTGGCAGAATCCTTGAAGTAGGCGACGCCTGACTTGAAGTAGAATCGGTTCTTACTCGCTCCAGGAGCAGCAGGATCAGCGCCAAGGTTATCAAAGTCAGTGTACTCCTGGTAACCGCGCTTAAGCAGGGCGTCGATCTCGCCCATGAGAGTCGATAGCGGCGTTGCCACCCCCGAGGTCAAGCGAGTGTATCCCAGCGTGTTCAGGACGACCGATCCGCCCACAGGAAGGGCTGAGCGTGTGTCTGTGACCGCGCCTGGGCCGGACATGCCGGTAACGGCACTGACCAGCAAGGTCGCGATGCTCAAATAGCCCGAAGGAATGGCCGGGGCGACTGGAGTGAGGGAAGGAGTACCCGCCACAACGAGGTATTCCGCTTCCCAATCCTTCTCAACGTCAAAGGCTACCGTGGAAATGGTGCCAGTGATGGGAGCCTTATACTTCCGATTTTCGTTCAGGGTCACGACACGTGCATGCTTGATGCAAACTCGGTCGATTCGATCGTTAACGCCATCTGGAGCCGTGAGATTGAGTGTCTGAGCCGCCGACCGGTACAGGAGGCGTTTGGTAGGCTCTGGGCTCACCTGGGTATTGTCGGTCTGGAAGCCTAGACCAGCAGAGACCGAAACCGAGGTCGAAGAGAGGTAGGAGGCCTTCAGATCATCCTGAAAGAAGGCATTTTCAACGCCCTGGAGCATCTTGAAAATGATCCGGTCATAGAGATTTCTCTCGGCAAGAGCCGCCGCACGGTTGAAATCCTGGTAAATCAGCTCTTGGCCATCGTTGAAATTTGGTCGTGACATCGGTTTCCCCTGTTATGCCGCTCTTTCGAGCAGTCTGTAAAGCACCCCGAAGGCTTTGGATTTATTCACGGTGGCAACGATTCGCTCGAATAGAGCCAGCTCGCTTTCCATGGTCCCGACCGCGTCCTCACGGTCGAGGAAATACTCCCGGTCAAAGAAAGAGTAAGGTTCATGGATCTGGTTATCCACCACGATCGTAAACGTATTGTACTTCGGATCGGTGTAGACTTCCGAACGATTGAAAAAGCTCTCCGTGTTGAAGCATGGGAACTGGCCGTAGGCATGTTCCCAGATCGTCGATTCCCCATTGATGAGTAGGGAGTCCACGATGGCTTTGATGGCCGGGTAGTTGGACGAATTGACGATGTTTCGGACGCGCTCCCGGTAAACGTCGTCAGGCTCCGCATAGAGTCGTTCCACGTTCCGCTCTTCGCCATGAGCATCGAGGTAAACGCCTTCCGCTTCGAGCAGGAAGGTCTGCTTGAAGTGTTCCTCAGCCTGGCCGTGGAGACGCTCGAAAACCGCTCCTGCGCCTGCGAGGAGTGCCCGCTGAACCTCTTCGGTCTGAGCCACCCACCAGCCAGGGAGGGAGGCTTCAAACCGTCGCTGCCATTGCTGGAGGGTGAAGGTTGCCATTAGATGATGGCCACCGTTCCAGGAATTATTTTGGTCGTAGCTCCTGCCGCCACGTCACCCGCAGGGATCGAGGTAGAGAAGACCGTGAGATCGTTCGTACCCGCAGGCCCCCAGATTGCGAAAATGGCCGCATTGGCTGCCGCTCTGGAGAATCCGGTCCCAATGGGCAGATCGTTGAGGTAGTCCTCCATGGTGGCAATGATTCGAGCAGGAGAGCTGGAAAGCTCGGCAAAGTTCGGCCCGAAGGGATTGAGAGTCATCTGACCACTCCAATCCAAGACCAAGGGAGTGCCGCCTTGTACGTCGATCTTGACGCCCAAGGCTCGAACTGTGCGAATCGCTTCAACCACCGCAGCGATCATAGGCGCAGAAGCCGTACCATTTACGTCAGCAATATAGAGGATGGGCTCGGGAATCCAGAAGTAGGCTTCGGAGAGCACTGGAGCATCGGCTCCAATGTCCCATTTGCGCACGGGGATCATGTTCTCGATGGCCGTGGCCGTAACCACGCCTGGGACAGTGCGAGCAGTGGCCTCAATGGCCGTTTTGGTGGCTCCGCGCAAGGTTTCGATCAGATCCTTGATGGTCTCCAGGTAGGTCGCATCATCCTGGACTGCTTCGCCCCCCGAGAAAGCCAGGGCGTTGGTCACCACCACCGAGGAATCAAGCAGGGAGCTTTCAATGACCGTGACTTTATTCGGCTGTACGTTGCCGTCAGTGCCCGCTGTAACCGCTTCCACGGACGCATTGATACTCAGGCCTACCAAGGTGACTGCCGAGGTCACCGTGAACCGCTGGGCCTGCCCATTGGCCCCAGGAGGCGTCTTGACGATGGTCCCTACGATGATCGGCACGTTGCCGAAGGCTGCGGTCGGTCTCGAGAAGGTCACGACTCCGACCGCCTTGGTGGCTTCGGGTCTGGCAAAGCGATCGCCGAAATGGTCAACGGCCAGAGCCTCTAGGTCATCGGCCCCCGAGACCGTATTGACCTCTGGACCAAAACTAGTCCGAAAGAATGTCTTTGCAAAATACTCGGATATGATCCGAGCTAGCTCATCCCCCCCAATGGAGAATGCACCCCCAATGGAGTCCAGAATCGAGCCTTCATTGGTGTCGGTCAGGCTCGGCGAAGCGTTTTGAGCCGCGTCGATGAACAGGTCATAAAGCTCTTGCTGGCTGGGTAACTGAACCGCCATTTAGACCGCCTCCCCGAATCCTTTAAATGTCATCGCTGTTTCTTCATAGCCGGTAGGCTTCACGCGCACAATGATTGTGACCTTCTCAGGATGCTCGTCTGTGTAGTCTAAGGCTACCCCAGTGATCTCATCAACCCTTGGGTCTAGTTCACACTGCTCTTTAATCAGTGCGGCCAGCTCTTGCTGCTTGGAGAGTGAGCTGATGGCTCCCAGAAAGTTAGGAACACCCACCCCGTAGTTTGGCCGATGCTTCAAGGCTCCTGGAACAGTGATCATCCGGTTGAAAAGAGCCTGCTTCAGGTTTTCCAGGCCCTCCACGAGCGCAACGTCACCCGTAGGACTGACGGACATCCCGCCACCCTTGAAGGCAATATCGCGGCCCATGAATTCATTTAGTCCAGCCATTTCACCCTCAGTATAGCCCTATTTCTCCGTAAAAGCCGTCTCGGAAAGGATTCCATCCCCGGTAATGTCTGTTGCCTTGGCCGCAAGCAGCGTCACTTGCAGAATCGCCACATTTGCCACGAAGGCGATATAGACCGCAGCCGTCAACGGAGGCCCCCCCGGAGTCGCTGGGAGTGCGCAAAGGTGCGTGTGAGTCCCTAGATCCGTATGGGTCAGCGTGAGCTGCGTAATCAGGCTATCAATCGTGTCCACGATGGTCGTGAGGAGCCCCTTCAGGACCAGGCCCAGGACCAGGGGCTCCGTGACCGGCCCTCGAGCCTTGCCCAGGTAAATCTTCTCGGCCGAGATGCCAGACACGTCTTCGGCTTCGAGATAGGCCTCTTTCGAGATGACCTCAAAGGTTTCCTCAATGGTGTGCTTCTCGTTTTTGGAGAGGTACTCCGAGAGCTGCTCCACCATCACCTTGAGGTTTTTGCATCGCTGCTCGAGCTTCTTCTGCGTGACCAGGAAAAGATCCTTGTCAGGCTTGGCCTTGATGATCCGATGGCCGTTCAGAGCCTCAATGGGGAATTGATCCGTTTTCGATGGGAGCGAGCCAATGATGAAGGCCTGCGGCTCCTCCAGATCTGCCTTCAGGAAGATCCCGACCACGAGGTCACCCACGTCAGGAGTCGCGTAGTCACCCGCATCCGATCCCACGAAGGGAGAGGTTTGATAGGCCACCACCTCATTGAGGTCGGGCATGATCTGCACCTGCACGCGCAAGGCTGAGCGGTCTGGAGCCGGTCCCACCTGCTTGATGATGCCGATGAAAGAATGCTCACGATGATCCGCAAACATGGCCCGCATCGTTTCTAGGTCGGTCTTACCCAATTCCTAAGCTCCTTGCGTCCAGGTCGATGAAGTTGATGAAATTGACGGCTACTTTGAAGCCAGTGTCCGAGTCCATCGAGTAGCGCACAGACTTGGTATAGAAAACAGTCTCGAATTTCCCATAGGTATCTGCCAATGCTCGAGCAATCTTGGTATTATACCCACGACTGATCAGGAATGCCTTCCTGGCCGATGCTGTCGCCTGCTTCTTAAAGCCCTGCAAATCGCCCTGATCCACTTCTACCCGGATAGGCGTACCGTTTCTGAGCTTGAGAACGTCAAAAGACTTGGGCTGCTTTGCCTCGTCAAAGGTGCGCATTTCGTAGGTATCGAAACTGCCCTCAAGCTGCTGAAGGCTGATCTCCTCGAAAATCTTCTCGGCAATTTGCTTGAGCTGGTCCTCGTTCTTGACGTTGGTCACCCGAAACGTCATGAAGGGTGCATCTTTCGGAGTACCCAGCTCTCCGTTGGGCATCACCTGTGGGATCTGGATACGCTTCCTGGGAAGCTGAGTCCGAGCAACAAAGGCATCGGATGCCTGCTCTGGAATGTCGCAAGTGCTTACGGTTTTTGTGCCCAGGTCGAGATATCTGACTCGGATGTTGAAGCCCTTCTGCCGCCCGAGCTTCCTCTTGAAATTCAGATTTTTTATATTACTTCCGTAGATAAACTTCTTCGCATTGTCCTTGTTGTGGAGCAGACGCGGAGTGGAGATCACGAGCTTATCTAGCTCAATGAAGGCGATCAAACCCGCCTTGGTCACCAGGCTTTGGATGATGTCCCAGTAAGAGTCATCCTTCTCCGTGTTCTTTTGACCGGCCAATGGATGCCCAAAGTCAGGGTAGAACTGAGCAAGCGTCGGAAGAGTCACTCCCGTCCTATTGTCGATCTTGATTTCCTGAGTAGGCTTCACTCCAGCGAGCATCTGACCCAGAAGCTCATCCAAAGGGGTCTTCGTGTCGATCGGCTTGCCTTCCAAGTATTTCGTGTCGATCAGGATGGCCGTGAAGTCTCTTCCTTCAAACTTGACAGTGCGTTTGTCGTCATCGAACTGGATTGATTCCTCGTCAACGAAACCCTGAAAGAGCGTGTTCTCGACAGTAGGCTCCAGAAGGTTGAGCGTGTTGTTCCCTTTGAAGATCTGTTTTCGATCCTCCATGTGAATCGTAACTGCACAGGCACGAATGGTGCGCGGATCGAAAGGGAAGCTCTTATAGTCGATCTCTGCATCGAAAGTGTCCGCCTGAGTGTAGTCGTTGATATCGATCGTCAGCCTTCGCGCCAGGATCGGAACGCTGTACACCTCTTGAATAGCTGCGTCCGTTTTTAGGCCGAAGTCCTCCCACAGCACGCGCAAGGTCATGACGGCCTGCGGGTAGTACAATCCCATTAATCCGCCCTCGGGATCTCAAGAACCGAGCCAGTCACCAGCTCCGTAGAAGAAAGCTTGTTGTGCTCGTAGATCTTGTTCCAATCCCCAGCATTATTGTAATACTTGATGGCGATACTCTGAAGCGTGTCAGACGCTTTCACCAAGTGCCGATTTCCAGGAGTGCTCTTCTTCAGTGCCGCGAATTGCTTTTCCATCGAAGCCAGACGAGCCGAAAGGCTGATGGCCTGGCTCTTCGATCTCTTGATGAACAGAGCATTGACCGTTGCACCCGTCGCTTGGAACTCCTTCGCCAGGTTAGGCCCCAGGTTCGCTACCGAAGTCACTACGTTACCCACCCTGCGATGGAAAACCGAGATCGTCCTGCGTGCGTTGCGCACCAGGCCCACTACTCGATTCGCACTATTGGAAATTGCCTCGCCCTGCTTGATCGCGTTGTCCACGAAGCCAGTCACAATCCCGATGCTCGATGCCACGGCGGAAATCTGCTCGTTCAGGAATCCAGCAATCGACTGGGGCATGTCCGCAGGGATCGAGGATCTCGAAGCCTCGAATGCTGCTGCGTCAGCGATAAGGCCCTTATTAATTGCTAAGGGCGGTATTTCAGGATCTCCGGCTAGATGATTATCTTTGGGGGGGTTAAATCCGATGATGTTGAGCGAGATTTCATAGTCGATCGAGCGAAGTGTCTCGATTCCAAAATTTGTCTTCTCAATGAATCCATATCGTGACCATTCGCCCATAATGAAATGGCAAAGGTTTCCGCGAATTCGGATTGCGTCGATTTGCTTGGCTATCTCATCAGAAACGCCCGCAAATCTAGAATCTTTGTACCGCTTGTCTTTGAACTTTCCCTTGATCACCGTGTCGGACTCTTTAGGCCCGAATACCTGCACAGAAGGCTCAGAATGGCCTGGATAATACTCCTTCTGGATACGCTGCTCGCCCCCGTAAGTGAAAGGGGCGTGTGGCATCATGTTTCCGACTAGAGCAATACGCTCGTTAGTAAGAGCCTTGCCGTTCTGAAATTCAACGATGATGAAGCCAGCGGGAAAATCAGGCTTAACCCCGCTTTTCTTTACCTTCCTCTTGAACGGGTTATTAAGCAGCCCAGAGACAGCGGAAAGCGGGTCTGGTAGCGTTGGAATATTAGGCGGTTCTAGTAATCCCATGGACTATCTCCCCACGGTAGCCGCTTGCATACTTCCACCCCGGCGCTGGGTGGGATTCTGAGCGGCTTTCAAGAGCTGGTCCTTCAAGCTGAAGGCAATGCGGTCAGGCTCTTGCTGTTCCTTGAACTCGTTTCGGATCTCAATCTTGGCAATGTTTGTTACTGGGGATGACAGACTAGCGTCTCCACGTTCAGCGCCGCCTAAAATTCTCTCCATCATCATGTCTACACCAGCAGTCCAAGCATCACCAATTGCGGACATAGAGAATCCGCCACCACTGAATAGGCTTTGAAACTGATTAACCGTCTCCATGATCATGAAAACTAGGCCCTGGAACGCTCCGAGAAAAGATCCTATCCACATAGTTGCAGTTTCAAGAATATCGACCAGAAAATCCATGAGGCTCGACATGCTCAAGAATGGAGCAATCAGCTCGGCCATCTTTCCGAATCCCTCGTTGAATACGTCAAAAATTCTAGCGAGCGTCGCTCCCGCCTCAGCAACTCGTGGAGAAAGCTCAACCAAATGCTTCATGTCTCTTATTTTTGCTATTGCGAAGGCCCTAGAAAGCAGTTGGAAAACACCCACCAACAACAAAAGAGGCGCAATAATTCCTGAAATCAGGATGGTTATCGAATTAAAAATCCCGCCTACCCCAAGCCCGAGCGAGAGCCCTTTTAGTGGCATAGTTAAAAATGTAATCGCCCTTGCTGCCATGGCTAATCCGCTGGTTAGAAAAGGGATTTGAATAGAGAAGAAAGCCATAGCCGCTGCCGCCCCTACGATCCCCCCCGCTATTGCCAGCACTTTTTCCGCTGATCTGACAGAGCTTCCGAGGTCTTTGAGCTGCATCAGGGTTGCAATGAGCTGCTCTGGATTCCTTAGATTTGGTCCTATAGCCCTGCCTAGTTGTACAAAAACTTCCTTCAGAGGCCCCATCAGCATTTTATTGATGGTTTCCATTGCCCTGACAACAATCTCAGTCAGCGTCGCCCCGAGTGGTCTCAGAATAGACATTGAACTCGTTAGGCTATTTTGTAACAGCCTGAATTGGCCGCTCAGAGAATGAACTGTTGCATCTAAAACTTTCGCGTCGGATGAGAAGGTATTCAATGCTGCATTGAGCGTTGCCACGCGCTTCGTGATGTCCATGGCATTGAAGGCTTTTGATCCTTTCTCTTTGAAAGGAGCCATTGCTGGAGTATCCGCGACCAGCCTTCCAAAAAGCGTATCCCCCATGGATGCCTGACCTTCAATCGCCCTAAGCAATTGTTGCTGAACCAGGCCGGGATCAATCCCCAGCACTGGGGCGCTTTTTAACAAGCTTCTACTCATGCTGATTGCGGTAGAGAATCCAGGTCCAGCCAATGACTCTCCCTTCGCATTTGTATGCGCTGCGAGCATTGGAGCCATGAGTTTTGTCATCGAAATGAGATCATCCACAGGAAGCGCAAACTTCCCAGCGATCTGGGACATTCTTTCCATCATCTCCGCAGATGACGCCATTCTTTCCTCGAAAGATCCCGCTCCAGATCCCATGACATTTGTGAGCGCAAGCTGAGACTGCTTAAATTTATCAAAGCTCTGGATGGATTTCCCAAGTATCCCCAGAACACCACCAGCACCGAGGCCCATTTGAGCCACAAGGCCTATGCCCATTTTCTGAAAGGAAAGTAGGGCGTCATCCGCTGCACTGGATACGCCCTCAACCGCAGACTGGAGCTTTTCAGTGCCAAGGAGTGCCGATCCTACTTCAAATCGGAACTCAGTGACGACGTGAAAGACTTGTCCAATCATCGGCTTCTACCCCTTCCCTGATTCTTTATTTAGAATATCATCGAGTTGGTTGCAAAACACCTTGAACTGAAATTCGGTCATCTCCATGATGTCCGATGGTCTGACGCTGGAGTACCGGCAGCACCAGGCTATTTGTCGCCAGAGATCGTGCTCTCTTTGACGGTAATGAACTCCAGCTTTGCGTCCTTTTCCGTCCCCGTTAACTTTCCCACAACCTGCGCCACCTCCGAGTATTCGGCATAGGTGAGCAAGCCATCCATATCTTCGCGCTCAGACGCTTTCACGTCCTTACCGCCCACCTGCACCAGGAGCAGCTTGGCCATTTCCTGGTTCATGGTGATCGCAAAAGAATATTTTGAGGCGTTCTCGCTGAGTCGGATGCTGGCCGCTTCCGAGGCCTTCACTTGGTCCTCGATCTTAGGCTCGCGTAAAACTACGACTTTCCCCGTTGAACATGTGACTTTGATTGCTTTCATGATTCTCCTTTGCCGGAAGAATTACACGAGAGGAGCAAAAGAGAAAGGCCCGGCTCCATGCGAGGAGCCAGGCCCTACCCAGAAAGGAACTTTCCCGTAATCGTCTTAGAGCTTTTTACGCCCAGACGCTTGCCAGTCAACCTTTTTGGTCATTTTCTCGTTCAGACCGGCACTGGATTTGCTCATTTTCATCTGGACATCGAAGTAGACGTAGGACGCTACGCGCCCGTCCGAATACTCTTCAGCCAGAACAAGGGTCATGTCCGGCACGCCGATCCCGGCCTGATTCGCGTCGATGATCTCGTCAATGACGGCATCGACTTCCTCATCCTTGACCTCGAGATCCATGCTGCCTGACCAGCCTTCAACAGTCTGATCGCCTTCTGGTACCGGGTTACCGGCGTAGAAGGTGCGCATGAAGCTCGAGTCCTGGTTGGCCTCGAATTTCGTGATGTTGACGATCGCGGCGTCAGCACCGTTGTTGTAAACCTTGAGACTCCCGCGATGGCCCCGAATTGATGCTGCCATGTTTCCCTCGTTTCCTTACGCTGCCGCCGTGACGACAACCGATTCCCCGATCTCAGCTTCGATCACAATGAAGCGCATCGAGCTGAAGATCCGTTGCTTCCAAAGGATCTTGAAGAAGCCCAGGGCGATCGAGGTATTGGTATTCAGCACCTCAACGTCCACGAGCTTCGCCAGACCGTTCTGCACTTCGGTATCCCGAGGCAACAGGCCCGCGCTCTCTTGCTGCTCAATGAAGGCCAGGAGAGCTGCCTTGACCGCTCGGCGATTCGCCACGGTATTCGGAGCATTCTGGTAGTTCTTGAGGAAGCGTGCGGCACTCTCGGTCAGGTAATCCGCCATACGACGGCGGAAAACCATGATCTTAGAGCTGTTCACAGTCTGAGTCGTGACTCCAGACTTCACCTTGACGCCCACGTCAGAGTCCACCTCGAAGGCAGAGATCCCTGCGGCAAGCAGGTTGACGTAGTTGGCACGGTTCAAGCTGTATTTCAGCTCCGTGATGCCTGCCAGGAAGCCAGAGTTGGCAGTGTAGGCCGGGTCGATGTTCGGAGCCGTCTGAGAGAGCAGCGAAGCGTAGAAGCTTGCAGGGCTCACAAACTGGCTGGTTCCGTCGATTGTGGTCTTCACCCAAGGGTAGGCGTAGATGATCCGACCATCGGTGTCGCGGTAGTTAGCCACGTCCGTAATCGCATCAGCCACGAGCTGCACCTCTGGGCCAGCCAGAACGACCATCTTGTCAGGCGCATTCTGGACATGGACCTTCAAGTAGCCCCGGCGAGTCGCATTGTACTCGTCCAGGAACAGGAAGTTACCAGCACGCTCGACTTCGGCCAGCGCAATGGCTGCTTCGTAATCGGTATCGGCAATCGTTCCATCCGATCCAGAGATCAGATTCGTGAAGGCAGCATTGCTAGGCTCAGCCGCAGAGCTGTTGACCGTTGCATCCACCAGGGCGGAAGCGGCGAAGGAGGCATTGGCCACCACTTCAGCGATCTTCACGCCATCGTAGACTTCGGTAGGCAGCGCAGCCGTAGCCGAGTTGTCCTTGATCGTGTACTTTTTGCCGCCGTAGACTCCAGCAACGGTCTCGGTGACCGTGAAGCCAGAATCTCCCGCGCTTTCCGATCCCACTTCGGGAGCGTAAGCATCGACGTTCCAGCTTACCAAGGTGCCCACAGCAGAAGCCGTGAACTTGGAATCGGCATTGATGGCCGCAGCAACCTTGGTTGCTACAACCGAAGCCGAGTCGCCAGAGACGATAGTCGAAATTTCGACTTGTCGAGCAGCAGCCAAGGCCCCAGCCGGTGCCGTTCCAGCTCCGTTGTCGTTGATCCAGAATCCGACCGTTCCCACCTCATCGGCGAGCACGAAGTATTTCTGGTCAAGGACACCAGCGGTGTCTGCGATCGTGGTGATCGTTCCAGCATGCTGGCGAGAGGTCGAGGCTTCCTCAATCTTCACCTGGATGCTGTTGCCGTAAGCTCCGCGCCATTTGGCTGCGAAGGTGATTCGATCCGTTGCGCTGGATTGGAATGCCTTGGATGCACCCACAGCAGCCGCAGCCACAGCCCGAATGATCTTGAGACGACCGAATTTCTTGCTCTTGAGAGCCTTCAGGCCACTCGAGAGATACTTACCGAAGGTCTCGTAGAGTTCCTGTGTCCCACCTACTTCGGTGAGAGTCTCAGGTCCGCGCTCAAACTGGCCAACGAGGATTGCGACGTTAGCCGCAGCTCCTTGGATGTTCGGAGGAGGCGCAGTTTCGTTGATTACGATCTGGTCTACGTCGTCGAAAGTTGTTGGATCGTTTGACCGCCAAATACCCATGTGTGGTCCCCTTTGCGTCTCTTCGCTTATGGCTCTGGAATAGTATCAGGCGTTTCCAGAGTCGTTTCAATGGTGGACATTGAGAATTCTTCCCGCTCAATGACCGCTTTTACATGACCCAACACCCGAAGTGTAGCACGCCATTCTCTTCGCTGTGCAGCTTCTTCTGTGTCGGGCAATTCATGGCCAGAAATATCGTAACTTGCTTGAACGTCGAAGTAATCAGGAATGCTCAAAACAAGCCCTGAAGGCTCGATCTGAGGATTCATGGCCAGGAAAATCGCTTCGTGAATGTCTCGACGCTCCTGCTTGTTCCTGCACCAAATCGTAAGGTGCATGGTCAGATCATACTGGCCGATGACGTAACGGACGAGCCTTTTATTGTTCACCGGGTCGGTCATGGAAAGCCGGTAGGTCATCAGGTTGGAGTATTCCGGGCTATTGCCCATGATCACCAGAGAAGGGTAGTCGAGCTGCTGATTCGCTTCCGGCCATTCCTGCATGACCTCTTTGAGAGCAGGCACCTGCTCCAGGAGGTAGGCACCGAGGCGCTCTTTCATGAGGTCTACGGCTTTACTGCTCACGCGCCCTCAATTCCTGTTTGATGTTCTCGATGATGATGGGGATGCCGCGCTCCATGACGTGATGGGGCTGCATT